GAACACGGTATCACCCTTGGTCATGCCGTCCGAACCCATGAAGTCGAATGCTGACGTGTGCTTGGTGAACTGGAAACGTGTAAACGCACGTCCGGTGTATGCGGCAAACTGTTCAGCAGTCTGCGACTTACCTGTACCCTTTTGACCGCCAAAAAACAGGTTGTCATGCGAACCCTGCACGGTCAGGATCGCTCGCAGAATTTTCTCTGACCATACCCAGTGTGGATCGATGGAAGGCGCGGCAGGGTGATTCCAAATTTCAACCATGACAGGGTCACCGTTGCGTTCGCGAATGTCGAACCCGAACACGTCCAGCGCAGAGCGGCGGTCAACCACGTGAACGGCGGTCAAGTCTGCGATTATTTCCTCAGCCTTGGCATCAGTCACGACACGTTTAAATGCATCGAATTCCTTGGCGATAAGCTTGCTGACGGCGGTCTCAACAATCGCAGGGTTGACGTTGACTGCAAGGTCACGTTCGGTCTGTAGCTTTTCGCTGAAATCATGCAATGATTGCTTAGTATGTTTTGCCATGTTTTCTGCAACCAGCAGAGCATCCCTTGTCTTGGCGATGACGTTGCTAATGTCACCCTTAGCCTCAAGCGCGATGGTCTCAGCACGGTTGGCAACCGCGCCGATAGCGTCAAACATGGCGGGGTCAAATGGCGCACCAGTGGCGGTGACATGGACAGGCGAGGACTTGATATCGTCCAAGGTGAAAAAGCCTTTGGCAACCCCTTGTGCAAGCACCTTGGCACAATGACCATTGGGGTTAACAGCGGGGACAATGTCGGTTGGGTGTAGCTTTTTAAACGCGCCGACAATGCGCCCTTGTCCAAGGGAGAGGATCGCGAGGGTGATTTCTTTTTCAGTCATGGTTTGCCTTTCAGAGTTCGAGGGTGAAAACGGTGTTGTCAATTGGGCATGATGGGAGTCCCATCGCCGCCCATTTGCTGGTCAAGCGCACGGTGTAGTAGCTTGTGGGATCGTCAGCCGCGCACGTTGGACAGTAGGCTTTGAGCATCCTTGTGCCTTGTGTGCGTGTGTCTGCTACACCCAGCGCGGCATGTGGGTAGTCGCCCAGTCCGGCGATCATGTCACCGTACAGGGTTGCAAACTGATCATTGCCCTTGCAGGTTTTCCATGCATCGAGGGTTGTTGTATTGGTAGGGACAAGTCCCATTTCAGTGGCGACAGCGGCATATGCAGTGCCATACGACAGCGCACCAGCAGTGGCGCGGCAAAGCTGGGACAGCAGGACGGTAAACACGTCCAATGGCTTTGCGACTGTAGGCGAGACGCAAATCTCAATTGACTTGTCTGCCGAGTCACCGGCGGCATGGCAATCACCCAGCCGGCGGTTGCGTTTAAAGTTAAGAGGGTGACCAGTGGCAACGCGGATGCGTTTTGGCAGGGGTCTGCCGATCAGGTCAAAGATAGGTCTAAGCTGAGCGGTTGCGTCAGTTAACCAGTCCTCGCGGGTATTGTGTGTCATGGGTAGCCTTTCAGATGGTTGACAAAAAACGATCGACAGAACTGTCGATCCAGTATTCAGCCGCGAGGGTTTCGCGAACTTGAACAGGGGTGAAGCCTTGGGCAAGCAAGGTTTCGATAACTGATTTGAGTGACTTGGTCATGTGATAGTCCTTGTGAAAAAAATCTACTAGTCCTTATGTTCTGAGGTTTAAACAACAAAGTCAAACAGGACTGATATATCCTGACTGACTTGTGGGGTTATTAGTCGGGCGGTCAGGTTGACTGCATTTATATATGTGCGCCGACTTCTAAGGGAATGCTATGTAAAGCAGGGGCAAAAACAACGGTCATTTGCAAGCGTTGAAAACAAAAGGTAACATGCCATTTAAACGGCTTTAAAGGGGTCTAGAGCCGCCTGAAATTTTGGGGTAGGGCAAGGTATCAGATGAGGGCAAAATCGATCCTAGGGGTGTTTAAATCAATCCTAGAGGCATGTATGGATATACAGTAATCCTAGGGTTAACCCGTAAAACTTTTTGTGGTTTTGAAGCCTATTGATTGACGGTTGTATATGGAAATGAATGCTTGTACTGTATGTTGATAGTTCTGTTAATAAAGCTGGGTGTAACCTGTGGACAGTTTGCTGTATGCACATCCAGTGTTTTGTAACAACCTGTGGATAAGTTTGTGGTTATGCACAGGGCGAACAACAACCTGTGGACAATGCGAACAATACTGTTTAAACTGTCAGTATGTTGATTTGTACAGGTACATGGTCAAAGGCAAGGATTATGAAAATGGAAAAGATATCAAAATTAGAGTACTTGAAGGCACTTGAGGTTGCTAGTCAGGATGATGACGATTATCAGGATGATAAAGATGATGGGCTGGGAGAACTCAGCGTAGCGGAACAGCTCGCCGCTCACGCAGACGCACCTCTACTAAGGGCAGACGGTAAACCACATGGAAGTGAGAATCACCAAAGGGTAAGACCTCTTACAGTGTCGCAAGCCTTGTTTGCCCAAGGGCTTATACAAGGGAAAACATACAAACAAGCGTACAAGGACGCATACCCGAACAGTGCAGGGACAGACGCAAGCATTACCACGTCAGCATACAAGCTAAGCAGAGATCCACGCATAGCAGTCATGGTGCAGGATGCACTAGAGGAAACAGCAGAGCACCTCTCAGAGGATCGGGCGGCAACGCAACGGTATGTATTAAGACAGCTGGTTGCACATAGTAAACAAGCAAAACAAGAGGGCACAAAACTAAAGGCACTCGAACTGTTGGGTAAGTCAGCAGGGTTGTTTACACAGGCAGATGCAGATAAGCCGGAAGCAGTAACAGCAGAGCAGTTGAAACGCGAACTGGGAATACACCTCAAGCTAGTGCGAGAGCGCAAGGCTAGTGCGTGACGTGTATCAGTGTGTGTGACGTGACGTGTAAACAATCCCATCCCATCAACGGTCATCGGTGCGTGGGCGATGGCATCGATGCGTAGCGTGGTGCGACCCCGCCGTACCCCACCCCCCAAGACGTGCCGCTTACCTCCCCCTCCCACGCTTACACTCTATTCCACTCTAACAATTTCCTCTCCCACACCTCTGAGAACGTTCGTATCCCAAACACCCCCCGTCAATGTCCAAAACGGATGACCCCGGGGGTGTATATTTTTTTCCACAAAGGACTTGCGAACGTTCGTGTTTGCGTTTAAACTGGGTTTGTTTAAACATTTATCCAGAAAATGACTCCCCGCAGACAACTTGTCCTTGATTTCATAAAAGCATACATTCGTATTCATGGTATTGCGCCATCGTACGAAGTGATTGCTAAGGGTTTGAAGATGAAGTCAAAGGCAAATATTCACCGTATCGTCCACAGGTTGCAGGATGACGGCTATGTTTCTATAAAACCCCACAAGTTCCACTCGATCAAATTGGTTGATCGGTCGGTCAAAGAGATCTCAGCCTTATGAGTTTGCTTACCCGGGCGGAGATCATTGAGTATCTGGGGATTGCTAACAGTCTTCCTCCGGAAGATCGGGCTAAGGTCTACCAGTTGTTGGAGATGGACAGGGTTGAGAGATGCCAAGAGAGTTTTCTGTATTTCGTCACACAGATGTGGCCCGGGTTTATTTCTGGAAAACACCACTCAATCATGGCAAGTGCTTTTGAGAGGGTTGCGGCGGGGACGCTAAAGCGTCTGATCATCAACATGCCGCCTCGGCATACCAAGTCCGAGTTTGCTTCTTACCTGCTGCCTTCTTGGTTTCTTGGTAAATATCCGCAGAAAAAGATTATCCAGACTGCGCACACCGCAGAATTGGCGGTGGGTTTTGGGCGCAAGGTCAGGAACCTTGTTCAGTCTGAGAATTACTCCAAGGTGTTTGAGACAAAACTGTCCAGCGATTCAAAAGCGGCGGGGCGTTGGAACACCGACAAAGGTGGCGATTACTTTGCCATCGGTGTGGGCGGTGCTGTTACCGGTAAGGGTGCGGATATCCTGATCATTGATGACCCGCATTCTGAGCAGGAAGCCAGACAAAACAACCCCGCAGTGTTTGATGGGGTATATGAGTGGTATACATCTGGCCCGCGCCAGCGTTTACAGCCCGGCGGAGCCATTATTATTGTGATGACAAGGTGGTCAAAGAGGGATTTGACCGGGCAAATCTTGAAAAACTCAGAAAAAGGCGGCGTGGATGACTGGGAGGTTATTGAATTCCCTGCAATTTTGCCGTCAGGAACCCCTCTATGGCCCGGATTTTGGTCAAAAATTGAACTAGAAGCACTGAAAGCTGAATTACCCGCAGCTAAATGGGAAGCCCAGTACCAGCAAAACCCAACCGGCAACGAAAGCGCCATCATCAAGCGGGATATGTGGAAGATTTGGGGCGAAGACACTCCTCCTCCCTGTGATTACTTGATTCAAAGCTGGGATACGGCCTTTGAGAAGAACAACCGCGCAGATTATTCAGCCTGCACCACGTGGGGGGTGTTTCAGCATCCCGATGCGCAGGGCAATTTGAAGCCAAACATCATTGTTTTGGATTCGTTTAAACAGCGCATGGAGTTCCCGGAGCTAAAACAAAAAGCTATGGAGATGTGGAAGGAATGGAACCCAGATACGTTGATTATTGAGAAGAAGGCGGCTGGCGCTCCGCTGATATATGAGCTTCGCATGATGGGAATCCCTCTGCAAGAGTTCACACCAAGCAAAGGAAACGATAAGATAGCGCGTGTAAACGCAATATCAGACCTGTTTGCATCTGGCGTGGTCTGGTGTCCAGAAACCCGCTGGGCTGATGAGCTAATGGAAGAACTCGCAGCTTTCCCCTATGGCGACAACGATGACCTTGTGGATTCAACAAGTCAGGCATTGATTCGATACCGGCAGGGCGGGTTTATTGGAATAGATTCAGATGAGCAGGAAGAAGTCAGGTACTTCAAAGGCCGCAGAACCGAACGGTATTACACAGTTTAAGGATTAAAAATGGCAACAAGTTCTATAGATAAAGGTTTGTACGCAGCCCCTCTGGGTCTTGAGCAAGAGATGGACGCTCCTATTGAGATTGAGATTGAGGATCCTAAGTCAGTCAGTATTGGGATTGGAGACCTTCAAATCACTATGGAGCCGGAGGAAGAAAACTCCGACACCTTTGACGCAAACCTTGCGGAATACATGGACACCTCTGACCTCCAGAGCCTGTCTTCTGATTTAATTGATGATTTTGAGAAAGATACCCGCGACCGCAGAGATTGGATGCAAACCTACGTTGAAGGCTTAAAGCTTTTGGGTCTGCGCTATGAAGAGAGGACAGAACCTTGGCAAGGAGCCTGCGGTGTATTTCACCCAATGCTGACCGAGTCAGTGGTTAGGTTTCAGTCAGAAGGTATTACAGAAACATTCCCAGCTATGGGGCCTGTCAAGACAAAGATCATCGGCAAAGAGACTCCAGAGACTGAAGATGCTGCGCAGAGAGTTCAAGAAGACATGAACTATCAGTTGACGGAAGTGATGACTGAGTACCGCCCTGAGCATGAAAAACTGCTGTGGTCTCTGCCAATTACCGGCTCGGCTTTCAAAAAGGTCTACTACGACCCATCAAAAGGCCGTCAAATGGCTGTGTTCATCCCCGCAGAGGACTTGGTTGTTCCTTATGGCGCACGGGATATTGAGTCTTC